TCATCCCGTTCCTTTCGATAATTTTCCCGGATTATTTCAAACCCCAGTAAATCAACATAAAAATGTTTTGATTTCTCATAATCGCTTCCTATGATTGCAATATGATGAATTGTGTCAAACATTGATTTATCCTCCGTCGTTTTTCCTATAAGTTTATCACAGTAAGATTTTTATGAAAACACATTAATTCTCTGTTTTTTTCAATTTTTCATACAGTCTAAAAACAAATTCCATGTCCAATACTTTTTTACCTTCTCTTTCACTATTTCCTATGTAAACATGCTCTGCCTGATCTATCAACTCCTGTATCACTCTTTTATCTTGCTGAGCAGCTTCTCCATCACTAAGCAACCAGATACATCCCGTCTGCATTTTAATCACAGCATCCATACTTGATAATGTTTCAATTTTTATATTACACCCCGAAAGCTGTGCAAATTGAATTACTCGTTTTGTGATATTCTTAAACCAGCAATACTTTTCTGTATTCACGATTCTATATGTCTGTTTTTCTTCTCTCTCAGCATTCTGGATGATGTTTTGCAACTCCATATCGCTCTTTTTTTGTTCTAATGTCCTCTCTTCTTCACTCAGTTTTGCATCGTGTTTTTCCATTGCTGCCTTCATCTGAGCAAGCCATTTTTCCTGCTCATCATAATAAAAGTGTTCTATTTTCACCTATGTAATCCCCTTTACATATTTTAAATTCATACCTATTATATGGTGTATATATTCACCATGCAAATATATAAAATAACTTTAATATAAAATTTATATCCTTACTCTGCATCTTTTTCAAAAATATCATACATACTTTTGCGAGTATTGTCATTGAATAATTTATATCGTATAAAATCAAGAGAGCTTGTCACTTTATTTGTAGAAGTATAAAATTGTACGCTGGGAGCATCATCAAAACTCAAATCAATTTCAATAGTAAGCATATTGTAATCTAAATCAAAATATTGTCTATATCCTTTATGGTTTTTGTCTGGAAAATTTTCCACAAAATTTACATTATACTCTGGTTTAAAATAGTTTATCATTGCTGCTTCTACTATGTTAATAATTTGCTCTTCTTTTGGCAAATCACTACAAACCTTTTTTAAATGTTCCATACTCTCGTCTTCACTTTTTGTAAATTTCTTAGATATACCATCAAATGACATTGCTAATCTAGCTTCCATCTCTAACAACAATATATAAATATGCTTATCTGGATGTTCCTCTTTATACTCTGTCAAAATTTTTTGCAATGTTGAATGAGCTTCAAGTCTATCTAAAGCTGTTCTCCTTCCCTTCTTTCCATATGATTGACCTATATATAGAATTTCATATTCTTCTCTTGATACTATACTTTTAGCAGAAAACATATATAAGTTTTGTGCTTTAATTTCTACTATTCTTTTCACTTTCGGATTTTTTCTTAAAAACTCCTCATCTTTTATAACCAAAATCATCTTAGTCCCCGGATAGGAAACTCTTATCTCAATCTTTCGATGATCAGCTCCTTCTATAAATTCAAGAAATGGTAACTCATAATCAACTTCTTTATCCTCAATAATAGTAAAAAGAGTTACTTTTATTCCGTCATTTCTTTTCTGTATATCCTTTTTTCTAATGAAAAATTGATTATATGATAGTATTCCATAAATATGATAACGATGCGGATCTATTTTTTTTAATATACTGAAATCTTCGACCGGAATAATTGTTTTATAGGAAGTAAATACATTTAATCCTGCTTCAAATGAATATTTTCTCTCCATAATGCTCTCCTTCTGTATTATTTATTATTATTTTACCATACATACCTATATAGATAAATACAAAACAAACCGCAGACGACATCTGCGGTTCACTTATTTTTATTTAGTTTTTGCCCTTTATGCTCTTTATCATATAATTAATAGGATACCCAATCACATATCCCACTGCCCGAACTAACAACCAGATTGCAATAAAACTGCCGAATAAACTTCCAACAATCACACATAACGTCATCATTCCAAATATTCCTGATAAATCCCAATGCCATGGAACCATGAAAAACATATGGGGGATTCCTACCGGAACACCATATACCAGCATCAGCCGGAACCAGTCAATTTCTCCATCTACCAGATACAGATACTTTCCAAGCCATCCGATCAATGCCAGCACAGCTATCATCAATACCCCTTTATACATAAAATCTTTAAATGTCATGCACCCTTCGCCCCTTCCATATATTCTGAGATCACCTTTTGTAAAACATCATCAAATCTTAAAATTACTTCGATCCGTTTTTTATCATACACATACACGGTATCAATCATTGTATCTATAATCTCTTTCGTCAGCTTTCCTCTTTCTATCTGTACCTCCAACTGTTGGACTGCTGTTCTTATCCGGCTTCTGTATCGTTCTTCTTCAATGATCACACTGGCAAGTGCTTTTTGTTCGGATTGTATCTTTTCGATTGTTTCTGTCAGCTGTTTCTTCACTGTTATATATTTTTCTCTGCTAAGTACGCCTTCTGCATAAGCTTCATACTGATGGATACGTTCATTTTTTAATTTTTCCAGTTCCGACTCCAACACTCTTTGTTGTCTTTTCCCTGTAAAACTATTATCCGTATATTTTTCTTCGGATTCTCTTTGCACTGAATCCAATATCCTTAGTATCCTTTTTAAAGAATACCAGATATGTCCCTCTATCACAGATACCGGATACGCATCTTCAGAACAATGAGAATATCTTCCTGCCTGAGCTTTATGGGGACAATATATTTTTGGATGAATACCGCCATCTGTATAAGCTAATGACCTGTGGCAGTTTCCACACCGCACTTTTCCTTTCAGAAGGAAGTCTTTCGCACCACGATATTCTGGCTTTGTCATAAACATAATAGATGCACTTGCCACTTCATACTCTTCTTCCGTAATGATTGCCGGATTGATATTCTTCCGGATAACGACATCTCGTTCTGCTGTCTTTCTTGTTACTTTACTCCCAACCGCTACGGTATGCCGCCTTCCCATAACTAAAGCACCTGTGTACTCAAATCTTCCAAGAATTGTACGGATCATTCCGGTATCCCAAACAACTTCCTTATCTGGCATTTTATAATTCCCCTGCCGCAGCAATCCGTTCATCTGATTATATTTTCCAGGTGTTGGCACCTTCTGCTCGTTCATGTAATAGCAGATCTGAGAAGTATTGCAGCCTTCCATCGCTTTATCAAATATCATACGGACATATTTACCTGCTACCGGATCTATTTTCCAGCATCCATGCTCTTCATCTTTTAAATAACCAAATGGAGGTTTCGAGCCTGTCCATTTTCCATTCTTCCATTTCACTTTTAAGGCACTCTTTAACTTTTTGGATATATCCTTACTGTAAAGATTGTTGACAAGATTATTGATTGCCATATCTAATCCCATCGTTTTTCCTATGTACTCTTTACTGTCATAATTATTGTTTAATGAAATAAAGCGGATTCCCAGGAGTGGGAACACTTGCTCCAGATAATCTCCAACTCCAATATAATCTCTCCCAAATCGTGAAAAGTCTTTTACAATGACGGTATCTATTTTTCCTGCCTTCGCATCTTCTATCATTTTCTTAAATGCCGGACGGTCAAAATTTGTTCCGGAATACCCATCATCCACATATTCTATGTATTCATCACTCATGTCCTCTCTGTCAGTGATAAAACTGACAAGAAGCGATCTCTGGTTGTCAATGCTGTTGCTTTCATCTTTATTCTCTTTCCCTAAATCTCCATCTGCTATAGAGAGTCTTAAATACAATCCATTAGCCAATCTGAACACCTTCCATTTCTTCTGCTATCTGCTGGAATTCATCCTTACATTTGAAGCACACATGGATACTCCCATTTGCATATACTTCTATATATTCCACCAGTTCCTGTACAAGTGCCTCATTATATTCTCTTTTATCCAGATATTTTTCCATATGATTTACCATATCCATATATCGGTTTGCTTTCTTTTCCAAGATTCTTTGATTCTGTTCTTGTACCTGAAGCTCTTCCCGGAGATTTTGGAGTTCCCCTATATAGCGTTCCTTCATCATATCAAAATCATCTTTATCCACAATACCTGCTACATAATCTTCATATAGTCTTGTATTGCGTTCTTCCGTCTGTGTGATCTTACGCTCCAATGTCCTTACTTTTGCCGCTGCTTTATAAAAAATATTGTTTTCTTTTGTTGCACTTTTCATTTTCTGCAAAAGCAATTTCCTGTCACACATACTCTTGATCAAAATCTGGATCTGATCCATCACCAGGATCTTGAGTAAGTTTTCTTCTATCAAATTTCTGGAACACTGTTTATTCCCACAATAGTAATCGCTTCCCATTTTTTCATTGGTTGTATAATTATGGGTATATCGTCTGAAATACATAACGTTCCCACACTCTCCACAGCGAACCATTCCCAGAAAACTATCCTGATATTTTTCTCTGTCCTTCGTATATCTGGACTGGCGTTTCTTCGTTACCTTATGAATCTCTTCTCTGCTTTCCTGCAATTCTTCATAATCATCCCTCGCAACCAGCGGAGTATGCATATCTTTCTGCACATCCCACTCTTCTGGTTCGGTATGGTACTGTTTCACTCCTTTGTACAAAGACTGTTTCAGTTTTCCTGTGACAATATCTCCTGTATAGGTTGGATTTTCTAATATTTTTCTGACAGTTCCTCCATTCCACTTTGTCTCCTCAAGTGGCACTCTTGCTATCTTTCTTTTTTCTTTCTGTCCAGGTGTCGCAACTCCCAACAGGTTCAGCCTGTCAGCAATTTCTCTTTTATTGACTCCCAACAATGTCCATTGGAATATCATACGCACAACCGAGGCAACCGTTTCATCTACGACCTGTCTTGTTTTATCCTCAGAACGGACATAACCAAATGCAACCTTAGATAACGTAATATTTCCGTTCCGCTTTTGTGCTTCCTTTGCCGCCAGGATTTTTTTAGACATATCCTTTGCATACATGGCATTTACCATGTTTTTGATGGGAACACTTATATTTTCCCTGTCCTCCTTTCTGGAGCTATCATAATCATCCGTAATCGCAATAAAGCGTACATTTAACTTTGGCAATATAGTCTCCAGGTAATATCCTGTTTCCAGATAGTCTCTGCCGAATCTGGACAAATCTTTTACAACGATACATTGCACCTTGCCAGAACGAACATCTTCCATCAACCTCATAAATCCGGGACGTTCAAAATTTGTGCCTGTAAATCCATTATCAATGTATACCTCTTCCAATCTCAGATCCGGATGCTCTTCTATAAATCTTTCTACAAGCATCTGCTGCACAACTAATGTTTCATCCGTTTCATTTCCTCCGTTTTCAACAGACAGGCGAATATACGCAGCCGTATCCAGTAAGTTCTCTTTTTTGACAACCGTTTGTATATTAGATTCTACGTTTCTGTTTTTTCTGCTCTTTCTTGCCATCCCTATTCCTCCATCCATTCTGCAGGAAAGTATTTTTTCCATTCCTGTTTGGATAAACATACCTGCACTTCTTTAAAATCTCTTATCAATACTTTCTCAATCCATTTATTGATATGCTCTGGCTGTAGTTCTTTCGGAAGATTCTCTTTCTTAAAAGTCCCTAACCATTCATTTTTATTGCTATATGTCTTTTCTATAACGGATACCGCTTCCATAAGTTCACTGAAATCTCCATCATACATACGAAGCTGATCCCGTATTTCTTCTTTTCCCGCCAAATATTCTTCTTCATTAATTTTTCCTGTCTGGTAGTTCTGATATAATGGAATACGCTCTTTTTCCACTTGCTCCATCTCTTCAAAGATCGCCCACGCTCTTTGTGAATACTGCTTCAACCATTTATATTTTTCTGATTCTGCTTCTCTGGCTAACAATTTCTTTTTTATCTGTTCCGCCAGTTCCATTTCTCTTTGTATGGCTTTTCTTACTTCAGCAATCACGGTTTCAAAAGAAATGTAGGTACTTTTATCTCTTGGAAGCTGATTCGTCCCACTTGCGAAAAGAAAAACCGTTTCCCCCGTTTTAAAATTTCTCTGTGATATTTTTCTTCCTGTCTCAGCATCAAATATCTTTTTTACAAATAATCCCCTTTTACCTGTTCTTACTTTCCTTGGCTTTTTTCTCTTATCGAGAATCTCCTGCACTTTTTCAAATATGCCTTCTTCCAAAATTGGAGCGATGGGAAGTGTACAGATTTTTTTGTTGATGGTCTTTTGCCAGTAGCCAGCATACGCTGTGCATCTAAGGATTCTCCTTACGGAACAGAATAACCATTTATTGTCATATGCCGGCCATACCTTATGACCGACCCGTGCATTATGCACCATCGGAGATTCTATTTCACTGTCATTTAATATTTTCACGATATTTGTAAGCAGCATACCATCCAATACCATCTGAAAGATTTCCCGCACAACAACTGCCGCTTCTTCATCAATAAGCAATTCCCTGCGGTCATCAGAAAGAATGTAGCCATACTTTTCATCATGCACGGTATAAAGTCCCTCCAGCTGTTCTCTGATTGCATACTCTCTCATGCCTTTTAACTGTACTGCTTCATACCTTGCTTTCTTTATATATTCATATAATTCTTCTTTCGTTTTTCCAATGCTGATAAATTCATCCTGTACAACTGCAAAATGTATTCCTGCCGGGACAAATGTTTTTACTAAGACATCATCTGCACAGGATATTGTCCTGCTGCATCTGTCAATGCTGTCTACAACTACCATATCAAATTTGCGGTCGATCCCATCTTTTGTCAGTTCTTCAAAAGCTGTGTTCTCTTCTGTATCTTTTTTTCTGTCGCAATACTTTGCCGATAATGTCCATCCCTGTTTTTTCAAGTATTCCTGTATATGCTGATCCTGCTGTTTTATAATATCTGCCGGGATCTTTCCGTCCTCTTTACAAGAAGTCGTTCTGGTATAACTTACGCACCGCATACAAACTCTCCTTTCCGTTCCTGCCGCTCACGTATAATCTGCACTGCTTCTATCATTTCCTGCATCTCGTCACTATACCTGAACCGAATCTCAATCTGTTCCTTGCTGTATACAATGATCTGCTCTATCAATGTAACAACCGCTTTCCGGTCAAGGCTTTGGATATTTTCATATTTTTTGAAATCCTCTATCCATGGATGCATCCGTTTTTCTTCCGCAGATAACTTTTCTTTCTTCTCTTCCGTTTCCTGTTTTGCCTTTTCTGCTTTCTGCATCTTCTCTGTAAATCTCTGATTATATTCATGGTACTCTTCTCTGCTGACAATACCATCTACCATATCCTGATACAGTCTCGCCTTTAAGTCTTTATATCTTTCCACTTCCTCATAAAGTGCCATTAACTGCTGTTCTAAAGACCGGCTCTCCACTTTCTTGTAAGTATCCATTCCATTTTTCTTGATGATCTTTTCTGCTTCGGTCAATAATGCGATCTGTTTTTTTACAGAATCCAGAACTACATCATAAATCATTTTTTCACTGATCAGATGGGAACTGCATCCTTCTTTGTTCTTATAAGTGGAGCAATGATAATAACAGTATTTTTTCCCCTTTTTCGTTGTGCTTCTCTTGACCATGTTCTCACCACAGTCCCCACAACGTACAAATCCAGAAAACAAATAAACTGATTTTCTTTTCGGAGCGATCCGGGTATCTATTTTCAACAGACTTTGCACATATTGAAAACTTTCTTCTGGAATGATTGCTTCATGTGTATTTTCTACTCGTATCCAGTTTTCTCTTGCGATAGGCGAACTCTTCTTCACCTTATAATTAATCTTTCGGTTTTTGCCCTGAACCATTGTGCCTATGTAAAGTTCATTCTGCAAAATACGGTTGATAGAAGTGACTGCCCATTTGGGATCAGAACCGGAACGGAATCCGCTGTTATAATTCATCCCCCGGCTTCTCTTATATTCCAATGGCGGCAAAACTCCCATTTCATTTAACCGGGCTGCTATTCTTTGTGAACTGTACCCATCTATTTTTAGATTGAAAATAAGCCGTACAATATCTGCCGCATATTCATCAACAATAAGATGGTTCTTATCTTTTGGATCTTTTAAGTATCCATAGGCTGCAAAGCTGCCAATAAACTGCCCGTTTTTCCTTTTTACATCTAACTGACTTCGGATTTTAATTGAGATGTCCCTGCAATAAGCATCATTGATAAGATTCTTAAACGGAACAATGATCTGATCTGCATCATCCGATCCTGCAGCACTGTCATAATGGTCTGTGATTGCGATGAACCGTACACCCATAAATGGAAAGATCTTTTCCAGATACCTTCCTGTTTCAATGTAGTTTCTTCCCAATCTGGATAAATCTTTTACGATGATACAGTTGATCTTCTTCCTTTTCACATCCTCAAGCATCCTTTGGAATGCCGGACGGTCAAAGTTCGTTCCACTGTATCCATCGTCGATATATTCCTCGACTAGCTGAATCTCTTTGTGCTGTTTTACAAAATCGTTAATGAGACTTCTTTGATTGCGGATGCTGTCACTCTCCAGTTTGTCTCCATCCTCTCTGGATAACCGGAGATAATCCGCTGCTAAAATAGACTTTTGATTGAAATACATAAAGCCATCAACCTCCTACTTTACTCGCTCTGTGGCGGTGTAAACCAAGAAATTCACGGCTCCTTGAATGCTTTTAAATTTTGACCCACATCCATATTAACATAACTTCTGGATTACTACCATACCTTTTTCTTTCTTTTTTCGATTATTTTTTCTGGACGATTTTTCTTTTACATGGAGATACATCTGCTCAGGCTTTCTTCCAGAGAGCATTTTCCTGCAAAGCTGATCTTCACAACTATCCCATGTGATTTATAGCAATACGGATTTTTAATCTGCTTGATATAATCTGCAATCCTTTCTGCCTGCGGTAATTCTTCATGAATCTCCACATCATCCAGCTCTGCTAACGTACTTTTATCTACGGTACGGATGTCCACTGCTGCCATTTCCTGCAATTCTTCCAGTGTAGGCATTTCTATATTTTTCATCTGGCTACCTCCTGTGATCTCTCTTTTTCTACTAATCACAGCTGGCAGAGGGCAAAATGTCAGATGAATTTTCACTTTTTTTATTTTTTTACATTTTTACCTGTCTTTTTGATGTCTCCCACGCATGATTATGGGAAGGGATTCTCTCTTAGAGCAAGTTTCGCAATGTCAGACAAAAACCCCTCCGGGATTTTTTCTGCCTTGCAACTTGATGGGGATTTCGTTTCCCCATACCCTCGACCGCAATCAAAGATATGCGTATTGGTTCCCATTGCCATGGTCACAGCGTGATGAA